AGTGAACACCGCCGCCAGTCAGGGCGCAGGCAACGTCAATACCGCAGCGCGGGCGGGGGCGCAGGGAGCCACCGACGCCGCCCAGCAGGCCAACCAGTATCTCGACCCGTACATGCAGTACGGCCAGCAGGCGGGCCAGCAGATGCTCGACTACGCCTCGGGTGGCGGATACAAGCCAACCGACTGGAACGCTCCCGACAAGTTCACCGCAGCCGACCTCGAGACAGACCCCGGCTACCAGTTCCGGCTGGCCGAAGGGAACAAGGCCCTGCAGGCGCAGGCGGCGGCCAAGGGCATTCTGCAATCGGGTGGCACCCTCAAGGCACTGACCCGCTACGGGCAGGACGCGGCGAGTCAGGAATACGCGAACGCCTGGGACCGTGCCATGAAGGGGCGGCAGCAGGACTTCACCGAATGGACGGGAACCAACAGGCTGGGGCTCGACGCTTCCACGCAGCGGATGAACACCCTCGGCGGTCTGGCCGGTTATGGTGCGAATGCCGCGGCGAGAGCGGGCGGGAACCTGACCGATGCAGCGCAGTACGGGGGAACGCTGACCACGGATGCGGAGCGCTTCGGGGCGGGGCTGATCAGCCAGGGCGAGCAGTTCGGAGCGAACCTCAACACCGATGCACGCCGCCAGGCCGGTGGATGGGCCAATCAGGGAGCCCAGTATCAGTCGGACATGATGAATAACTCCACCCAGCAGCAGATACAGAACATCCTCGCCGGGGAGCAGGCCGGTATGGGCTATATGACGGATCGTGCGGCAGCTCTCGCCGGAGGACAGGTGGGAGCGGGCAATGCACGGTCGAACATGTGGGGCGGCATGTTCGGCGCGGCCGGGGATGCGTTCACCCTGGGCGGGCTGATGAAAGGCGCAGGTGGAGGTGGTGGTTCCGTACCCGGAGTGCCGGGTAATCTTCCTTCAGTGCGACCGAATCAAAACCTGCAGATGGCGCAGTGGTATCTCCCGCAGCCGGGACAGTCGACCAACTGGGGATGGTAATACGCTATGCCATTCGATCCGAGAATCTCACTGGCAGCGCAGGCGCCGAAGTTCTCCTCGCCGCTCGATGACTATGCAAAGTTCATGTCTCTCCGGGATCTGGTGGACCAGAGGAGAGTCCGTGATCTGCAGGTCAGACGTTTAGAACTGCAGGAACAGGAAGCAGCGAGAGAGCAGGAAGAGTATCAGCGGCTCCAGACTGCGCTTCCCTCACTGGGTCCGGAATCCAGCCTGACTGACTGGATGAAGGCCGGCGGCGTGAAAGCCGGAATCAGCGGATTTAAGGCGCAGAATGAAGCGCTGAAAGCCCAGCGGGATGCAGCGGAATCTGCGGCGAAAGCCGACAAGGAGCGGCTCGAGGCTGAAAACAGGCGCAACCTCATGCTGGCGAATACGGCGGAATCCCTGAAGTACCTGGGAGACAATCCGGAACTGCAGCAATCCGAGTACAAGCGGGCTGCGCCGTATTTCCAGAAGTCCGGGTGGATCACGCCGGAACAGGCTGCTGCTCCGCTCGACATGAACATGGTGGACGCCCTGATCGTCAGGGGCGGCGGGGCCAAACGGCTGGAGGACGTCCGGAACGATATCGCCAAACGGGGAGAAGAGAAGGCTAAGGCTGCCCGCGAAACGTCGCTGGGGCAGATTCAGCTCGCAGGCCACTATATCGGAACAGTCAGCGATCAGCCGAGTTACGAGCGGTGGTCATCGATGCTGCCGCTGGAACTCCGCGGTGTTCTCGACAAGGCGTACAGCCCCGAAGGGATGGAGCGGGCGAAGAGTGTCATGCTCACCGCACAGCAGAGGGCTGCTGAGGAACGTCAGGCCCAGCCGAATGCCGTGGGAGATTTCATCCGCATCGCCACCGATCCGAAGAGTTCGCGGGAGGATCAGGAACGGGCCGACAAAGCCCTTGCCATGTTCGCCACGCAGGCCAAAGCAGGTTCTCCGACTACGATTATCGGGCCGCACCAGAAAGTCGGGGACGAAGCGAAACTCCGGGACGACTTCCGCCAGGAGTCAAAGAACTACACCGTCCTCCGGGATGCCTTCACCAAGATCAAGGGAGCCTCGGAGAGCCAGACCGGGCCGGGAGACATCAGCCTCGTTTACGGCTACATGCGGATGCTTGATCCGGGCTCGACGGTGCGCGAGGGAGAATTCGCCACGGCGCAGAATGCGGGCAGCATCCCGCAGCGGATCACGGCCATGTACAACAAGGCCCTGAACGGAGAGCGCCTCGACCCGGCGATCCGTTCGCAGTTCGTATCCGAGGCAAACAAGATTTACAGCCAGTCGCTTGAGGATCACAAGAAGATCCGGGACCGCTACCGGGACATCACCACCCGCAGCGGACTCGATCCGGAGAATGTTGTGATCGACTACAGCCCCGCACCTGTGCCGGGGACGCCTGCTCCGAAGCAGCAGACCGGAGGTGCTCCATCTGCCGGCGGGGTTCCCAATCCGATCATGAAACCGGGCGAGGTGCTGGTGAAGGCTCCGGACGGGAAGACTTACAGTTTCCCCAATGCGGCCGCGGCTGACGTGTTTAAGAAACGAGCGGGGATCAAATAATGCCGGAACCCGATTACGAGAGACTCGCCCGCCAGCACGGCGGCAAACCAGTGGACCTCGTGGAACAGGCGAGGAACTCGCAGTTCGCGCAGAACGTGGTGGAGTCGGGCAAGCAGTTCTACGGCGACATTTACCATGCGTTGACGAATCCCCGCGAGACCGCCGAGGCGATGGGCAATCTCGTCACAGGCACGGTGGAGAAGATGGTGCCGGGGCACCGCGGGCCGCTCGAGCAGTACCCGGAAGCCTTCGGGCAAATGGTGGCTGACCGCTACGGCAGCGTGGACAAAGCCGTGGAGACGATGTACAAGGACCCGGTGGGCGCGGCGGCAGATGCTTCCACGCTGCTCGGTGCTGCGAGTCTGGCAGCCCGGATACCGCAGGGAGCCGCTACGCTCGCCGGCATGACCCGGACAGCCGATATTGCAGGTAAGACTGCCAGAGGGCTGGCGACCGCCTCAGCAGTCACCGATCCGATCCGCGCAGTCGGACAGATACCCGGAACGATCAGCCGTGCCGTGGGAGGGCCGCAGCGGCTGTATCAGAGCGCACTGAAGCCCCCGCCCGGTTCCAATTCCACAGCCGAAGTACGGGCGATGGTGGAGACGGGGCTGCGCGAAAACATCCCCGTGAGCGAGAAGGGCATGACGAAGTTGTGGAGTCTCGTGGATGACCTGAACACGAAAGTGCAGGATGCAGTCGATGCCGCCGGCCGGCGGGGCGTGACAGTGGACCCGGAAGCAGTCGCCCAGCGCGTCGAACAGTTACGTCCGACGTTAGAGGCGCAGGTCAATCCTGAAAAGAGCATGCGGCTGCTGGACAAGTCAAAGGCCGAGTTTCTGCGCCAGCACGAGATCCGGGCACCATACACGCAGATCGCCCCGAACTATTACGGTCAGGGGTATGTCCCCGCCGGAACTGGTTCCACCTCGATTCCGGTCCCCATCCCGGCGGCCGAGGCGCAGGCGATCAAGCAGGGCACGTACCGGCAACTGAAGAAAGACTACGGCAAAATGAAGAACGCCACGATTGAGGCGCAGAAGGCACTGGCCCGCGGCATCCGCGAGGAGCTGGGCGCTGCGATACCGGAGATCGAGGCTCTGAACGCACGGGAAGGAAAGCTGCTGGGTCTGTCGGAGGAACTCGAACGGGCGGTGCGGCGGGGAGCGAACCATCAGATGTTCGGGATCGGCACGCCCCTTGCGATGACCGGCATGGCGTCCGCCACCGGCAGTCCGGCAGCAGGGATGGCGGCGGGCGTGATGCGGGGCATTATCGACAATCCGACCATCAAGTCACATATTGCCAATGCCATCTACCGCGCCCAGAAACTCAATCCCGGCCGCTTCGGCCCCGCCCGGTTCGGCACGGCGCTGTCGCGGGCGGAAGAGTATATCCAGCGTCTCGGGGAGATGCAGAAGCAGGCCGCAGAAGGCGGTACAGCCACAGCAGCACCCTGACCGGCAGCAGCACCATTGCGATCAGCCCCATCACCGCGGGAATGAATCCCAGCAGGATGACGAGCATCCAGATGGTGGCGTCCCAGAGCCACTTCCAGCCGATGGCGTAAGCAACGGACGGGGACAGCAGGAGACCGGGACCGCAGGCCAGCGCAAAGAGCCACTGTTTCCAGCTCCACTGCCGTATCTCCTCCCACTCGCTCATTTCATCCCCGGTATAACGAAAAGGCCGCCCCGTGAGGCGGCCCATGTCAGAACCATGTCCTGAATTACCAGTTGGAACCCAGAGACGGCAGGCTCGGGAGTTCCGGGAGTGCCGGCAGGCTGGGTGTGGTGGACCAGCTCGACCAGGTGCTGCGGGGACTGCTGATAATCACAGGTGCCTTGGTGGCGTAAGGATTATTGGCGCTGTAGGGAGAATACGGACTGCCGTACTTTCCGTAGGGGTTGTTGACGGAGTTGGAGCTATAGGGGCTGCCGTATTTACCGTAGGGATTCGAGATGGAATCCTTGTCGTAGGGGTTGGCGCTGAGCCGGCCCAGATACGTGCCCTGTCCGTCGCCGGAGTAAATGCGCGGTGCGTTCTGAGCGCACAGCATGAATGTACCGAATACTGCGAGTATGAATAATTTCACTTTGATTCCTTGTAAATAGTTAACTACTGCGTCTTCTGACTGCCATTCGGCAGCAGCTTGCCAATAGCCACAACAAGATCGCCTATGCGCTTGTCAGTGGCTTCCCCAAGTTCTTTCAGGCTTTTGTTCGTCGCCTCTATCTGGGCGTCCGTTCTCTCAATTTGCGCCTCGGTTCGCGTGGCCTGCGCGGCCAGTTCGTCCATGCGGCCGGCCAGATCGCCTATCGCCGCTTCCACTTCTTTCTTCTTCATGCCATCACTTTCTTACGCGCCACCTTCTTCGTTGCCCACTTGCTTGGCGTATCCCACTTCGATTGCTTGCAGTTCGGACATGACCGCGGCCGGCCGGGTGTGCGCTTGACCCAATCATACCCGCATCTCAGGCATTTGCACTCGTTGCTGGTACTCATCAACCTCATAATAGTACTAGTCTGAACCGGGACGCAACTTTGCTCCTCAGCGACCCGGCTCAAACGCCACATTTGTCTTGACATGGTAATAATCATAATACTATCATCGGTACATAGCAAACAGCCGAGAGGCTTAAACGAGCAAGAGAGAAAACGTGAGCATCGTAAAAGATTCCATCTGGCACCACAAACCCGAACCGGCGAAGTGCATCTGCAAGCAGGAGCAGGAAGCGCTGATCGTCCATCACTGCGAAGTCTGCAAGTGCGACACGGACGACTGCTTTCAGTGCATGCCGGAACCGGAATGCACCTGCACATACACCGACGTGGACATGTGTGACGCGCTCGGCTGCGAGCTGCATGACCGGGACTCCTATTACAACCACCTGGCACGCAAGGCACGCCGCATGCCGCCCACACGCGAGGAAGTGCTCGCAGAGATTTATGCTGCGGTGAAGAAGATGTCCGGGAGGAGCGCATAACCATGAAGCTGATCAGCGCCATTACTACCTACCGCGAAGCTGTGGAGCAACTCCAGCTCGCAGCCAACGCCATCGATCAGGCCCACGCCATGCTGAAGGACCTGGAACTGGACAACTACATCGACACCGGCCACGGCATGTACCGCCAGACTGTCAAATCAGCGCACCGCATCGTGGACGGTTTGCTTGAGGACTTGAAGCAGGCTGGCTGTCCTGACTGCGGCAAGCGGCTGGCCGATAACATCGACTGCCTGGAAAACCGCTGCCCCGACGTGCTCAGCGCTGAAGACGAGCGCACCAGAGACGAGGCTCAGTACGAAGCAGCGATGGAGAAGCGCTGGGAAGTACAGGAGGGAAGGTAATGGCTTACGCACAGATGAAACGGGAAGTCCTGCAGTTCGAATCCGGAATGGTTTACGAACTCGCTCTGAAGTACCCGGCCGGCAAGCCAGTATCGAACGGCCGCATCATGTACAGCACAACCGATGAGGCTGTGTTTTTCGTGGACCCGTTCGATGCGGAAGCAATCTCCGGTCTGAACCTGAAACCGGGCGAGAAGTTCCGGCTGGTGAAGCAGGGCGGCCGCAACGGCAACATCGAGGTAGCGAAGGCGGAATCGGTGGTGGAGCAGCCTGTGATCAGACAGACTGCCCCTGCAGCACCTGCAAATACAGAGAGCACTCAGCAACTGCCGCAACCGCAGAATAGCAGCTATTCGCGCATGATGGCTTCGTCCTACATCGCAGCCATCGACGCGCTGATGATCGCCCACGATTACGCGGAGAGCAAGGGCCTGCAGTTCAAGATTTCACCCGGTGAAGTGAGGGCCTCGGCTCACTGCATCTTCATCGCATCCAGCCGGGGTGGCCGCTAATGGCCGCCCCCAACGTAGTATCCATCGATGTCAAAAAGCCGCTGGTAGCCATCCACGATTACCTCGAGTCGCTCTTTGACACATACGACATGACTGAGGAGGGCTCCGCTGAACGCGAGGCCCTCACCTTGGAGATCGCCGTCTATCTCGAGGCAGAGATCCGCAAGGTGGACAGCATCGCCGGATACCTCGGCCACTGCGAGTCACAGCAGGATTACGCATCGCAGGAGATCAAGCGGCTGCAGGAGCGCAAGGCAGGCTTCGCACGCAAGCAGGCGAGGCTCGAGGATTACATCCAGCGGGTCATGGCTCTGGCCGGCAAGAGCAAGCTCGAGGGACGCACGAGCACATTGCAGCTCAAGTCCTGCCCTGCGTCAGTGGAAGTGATCAATCAGGCTCTGGTGCCGCAGGAGTTCATCCGGACGACGATCACCGAGTCGGTGGACAAGACCGCGGCAAAGGCTGTGCTGAAGACGCAGGAGATTCCCGGCCTCAAACTGATCACGGACAAGCAGTCCGTGGTCAGGAAGTAGTGTCTAGACATCATGTCTACCCTGTCTACCCTGCCGTGGCAGAATAACCAGCATGGCTGTTGAACTGGCAGACTGGCCCGACAAGACGCAGGCGGCGGGGATGCTCGGCGTCTCCGTCAAGACACTGGAGCGGATGGCACAGAAGGGCGTGATCGAGCAGCGGATGCGCCCCCGTCCCGGCGCCAGCGACATGGCCTGCTTCAACCCGAAGGACGTACAGAAGGCGGCCGGGGAGAAAGGCATCGTCATCAGCCGGCCGCGGGTGGAATCCTCCACTGAAGTACAGACACTCCCGCCCAGCGAAACTCCCGTGAATTTCGTTGGGGCACTTGAGGCCATGCTCGAGCGGCTGGTGCCGAAGCTCCTCCCGCCACCGGCTCAGGAAAAGCCGCATCTTCTCACTATCCGTGAAGTCGAGGGTTTGGGCTACACGCAGGACTGGCTGAGGAGACAGCGCAAGCTGGGCCTGCTCACGCGGTTCGGCAGGAAGTACAGCAGGTTTGAATTGGAGCGCCTGGCGGGGAAGGATTAGAGCGGGAAGCACTTTTGCTCAAGCGGTTTCCCTCCCCCGAGATCATGCCGACTGTAAGGTGGAAGTGCTTCCCCTATTGGTGGTTGGTTCGATTCTACCGCTAATCACGGCTTGCGATGTATAGCCCAGCTTCACCCTCAGTTCCCTCTTCACTTCTCAGGTTCACCCTCTGGCACACCACTGAGACGCTGCAGCATCGGACGCAGAGACTGCAGATCGCCATCTGTCTCCCGGTAATATTTTGCGAGCACCGCGGCTCTGTTAGTCTCCGCAGCCAGTCTGCGTGTGGACTCCGCAGTCAGTTGTATAGCTAACTTCGCTTTCTCCCTCAACTCCGGCGGTATGTTGCCGTGTGTCGTCATGGCATCGCGCAGCGCATCGAATCCCAGCCGCGCCAGTTCGTCCAGTTCAAGTGTCGTTGTATGCGGCATCCAGATTATCCCCTCAGTTCAACTGCTCAAGTGGCTCCCCTCAGTTCCTACAGGCGCTCGACCACCCTCAGTTCCCATCATCAATCCCGATATCCCTCAGTTCCAGATGACGCATTCCGGACGTGCTCCCTCAGTTCCTCGCCCTGGGGTCATCGGGCCCTCAGTTCCTTCAGAACGATGTTCGGGCGCCCCCTCAGTTCCACTTTCATTCCGACTATTGCCTTATTGCCCTCAGTTCCTGCAAAGCCCTGTGGCCCCCTCAGTTCCGCGTGTACGAAGGCCAGCCCTCAGTTCCGGCACGACCCACTATCTACCCTCAGTTCCCAGCCATTGCGATGCACTGACCATTCCCCCCAGTTCCTTCGTGGAAAGCAGCACTGCCCTCAGTTCCGGCTGGCAAAAGGACCCCTCAGTTGCCTCTCATTTGGTGCGCCAACTCGCGCACCGCATCACGCCGACGCTTCACCTTCCGTGCAGATCGTGCAATGACACTCTTCACCGCACGCTGCGTTCCCTCATCCTGCAGGTTAGCGCCGTCTATCACTCGCATCCCCAGGTCCTGCGCTTTGTAGGAAAGCATCTGAATGAACTTGTGCGCCGGCCAGTCGCCTGTACCGAGAGATTCGACACAGATGGTTCCGCAGTGCTGCGAATTGCACCACTCTGCAATACGGCGGCTCCAGGTATGCAGGTGTGTATGCAGCCAGTCGTCCCATGACATACGGGAGAGACGTTCCCGCTTGTCCCGTGCCTGACCTTTGCGGCGGCTGATCTGAGCCAGTACACGGCGGCGGATCAGGTCCCACTCATCCTTGCGCTTCAGCAGCAGACTCATCTCGGATGTGAAGTCCTTCGTCTGTGTCTCGGTACGCAGCAACAGCCTTCCGTTCGCCATCATGGGGCCGAGTGTAGCCACACGTTCACCCGGCGGCGGCAATAGTCTGGTCTGGGTGTATGTCAGGCGCAAGGTGATCTCCTTCTGCCGCACTTCGACAGTGGCCTTCTCGATGGGAATAGCCCAGCTCACCATCCCGTTGAGTACATCGCCCTGGTGTTCATCGCGGCGTGTGTTCTTCGCTATCGGTACACGCAGCCAGCAGCCGCCTTCGCACTTATCGCTCTGTGCTGAGAGATATGCGACGTACTGGTCGTTTTCCAGCTCCAGCCTCACGCCTGACTTTTTACGGTCATGTGCGTTACCCCGGATCGAGAGTGAGGACGTGGGCTTCCACTCAGGCAGAGGGCGGCCGGCGAGGATGAACTTCCTGTCTCTCGTCCAGACCGCATCCACCTCCCGCTCGGCACACGCATAGGCGGCACCGCTTAATTCTTTCTTGTGCTCTTTGCGGGTCTGCTTGCTGATGTCGGTTTTATCGTTGGCTTCGGGATTAACACGATAGCCGGTGGCTTCTGCCCACTTCGACCGGATCATGTGATTGCGGAAGTGCGCGGCCTGCCATGACAAGTCACGCAGACGGTTGAAGAGTTTTTTGCTCTCCTCGTCCTTCCAGTTGGTTTCAATCTTGACCGCCAGCACCCGGTGGGCTTCGGTGGTGCCGCTTTTGCCGTGTCCCTCAGTTACCTCTGCCAATGGCCACCCCTCAGTTCATCTATACAGCACGAACCCCCGGCACTCCCTCAGTTCCTCAACTTCACGCAGGTGCTGGTCCCCTCAGTTCCATATTGTCGAGACTCACACGGCCCTCAGTTCCTTCTGCGAATGTGCATCCCTCAGTTCCTCGCGGCAAAGGCATGGGAAGTATCACCCCTCAGTTCCATGTCATCTCAACCGTCTTCCTCCCTCAGTTTCCTGAGTCGCGTGGTGCGAAGTCCCTCAATTCCTCTGTCGGCGACCCCGAAGTCCCTCAGTTCCTCTCAGGCAGTGAACGACAAAACCCTCAGTTGCATCCGTACGGCGGCGAAAGGGGAGCCATCCCTCAGTTCCACTAAGCTCTAAAGTGCTCACGTTGCCCTCAGTTCCCATTCTGCTTTTATAAGCCCGCTGCCCCGCCTCACGGCGACTGAGGATCGCCTCGTTTGAGGGTAAGAGGATCGGCGGTTGGCGGGCATCCGACTTGAGCACTTTAGCATGAACCGGAGAGCCATAGCACGCCACACCGGATTCAGATTCACCGGGTAAATGATCAGAGTTCTGTCGATGGTGAGAAGAATGCGGCCGCGCCAGATCACGAATGAGGCGTACTCGCTCAGATCATGGATCTCATCGCCGATGCGTATTTCGCCTGTCCTGATTACTTCAATGGATTCGGGATGAGTGCAGATATCGGCGGGCCGTACCACCCACTGGAATCTAGTTGTCGAAGTGCCGCCGCATCTCTTCCCGGTCACGTTTGCGCTGCCATTCGGAGCGGAGATGCGAGGAGATCGCAGCGATGATCACGAGGACCAGACTGAGCAATGTGATGGTGACGGTATCGCCCATATCGATCATTTTCACTCCCTAAGAAGCATCCTGCCTGTCGGTGCCGGGGATCAGGAATGGTCCCGCCTTCTGCGGACCCCTGCTGTCAGCTTTGCCGGGCAGCTCACGATCTTCCGGCTTAGCGATGGATCGGCCATAGCCGCAACTGGTGCAGTGGCGGACGCAGGGATCGAGACGCTGAGCCCGGCCGTCCACCTTCGACTGCAACGTGGCCGCAATGGCGGGATCGGTGATGAGATCAACGGATTTGTACATTCCACCGCCGCCGGTCTGGTTGTAGGTGACCAGTTCCCATACGCGTTCAAAGCCGGTACCGTCACAAGCCCTGCACGTTTTATCAGGCCGCGGCATGTCGTCCTGGCGCATCGTGGAACTCGCCGCGTCATAAATCTCTTTAGGCACCGGGAAATATTCGTAATGCCGGAGCAGCCACGCAGTTATGCGCGTGGCGTGGTCCGAGTTTTTGGCTGACTCCATATAGGCGTGAAGGGCTTCTTCCGGATTGTCGGGAGGCTTCTTCATGAGGCTCAGCCGCAGAATTTGCTGCTTCGCAGTGGCTTCAGTGATCACTGACCGCCCCCTGAGTATTCAGCACGGTACTCATCGATCCACGAGGGTTTGGTTTTCGTTTTTCCGTTTGCCGTTGCCGATGCGGCTTTCATTGCTTCCTGACCAGGCGGGTGCAGATAGTCGCCATCCTGGAACCATCGCCACAACTGCGGAATAAACGCGTTTGCGTTACGACTCCGCTGCTCCTTCCACCAGGGCAGGAACGCCCGGTGGCTGTTGAGAATTTCCGTGAATTTCACTTCCGGGTCCAGGGACTGGCTGAGTATCGCTGCCACCAGCGCTTCCGTTCTGGGGATGCTGCCCGGAGGTACCACTTCCCGGTGTGCCGTTGCCAGAATGTGGACGAGTGTGCTCGCCGGTCCCGATACTTCCGGGGCTTCCGGTTCCTTCAGAGGATGTTCTGGGAGAAATTGAGGAGACAAACCTGGCGGCGGCGGCGCCGACGCCTCTTTGTCTTTATCTCTCTGAACTGCACGGCTCTCTCTATGTTCTTCATTATTAGTGGGTATTACATCAATAATGATGCGCTCGCCGTTTGTCGCGGGATCCCGCCACTTTTTGTAGCGGGATCTCAGCCGGTTCCGGACTTCCAGGTAGCGGGTTCGCGCCTCTATCCACTCCTCGTAGTCGCGGGATCCCAAATCTGTAAGCGATTTTATAAATTCCGGGTCTTTATCGAAGCGGTCGCGGTGGTAGTCGCGGGATCCCGCGACTAAGGCACCTTTGTCGCGGTCAGGAGGGGCTTCCAGAAGATAAATCTGTCTTCCGGTAATGTCAATCTGTCCGCGATCTTGCACTTTTCGGAAGGCGCGGGCCAATGTATCCTTCCGCAGTCGCGCCCGGTCATGCTCCTGGTCGCGCATCTCCTGCGAGGCAGTCGCGATATCTTCGACGGGCCGGCCTTCCTCGAACCACAGCAGATCAATTGCACAGTCAAGTTGTCCCAGCAACCGGGCTCGCTCCGGATCCCAGTGGCTGACCGGGCATCGGCTCGAGTTTGCCCAACCCCGCCACCGGCACCAGGCCCAGACACGCTCGGGGGGATCCGATCCGGCATCCCGAAGAGTGGGAATCAGCGACTCGATGAACTCAGGGAGGTAGGGCTTATTGCCGGTCTGCTCAAAAAAGGCATCCGATACACGCTTACGCGCACTCCTGGTGTCAGCCACTTGTGCGCGACCTTACCGAAACAACTCAATGTGAAGGGAAGAGAGAGCGAAGGGCTGTAATAATGCAGCCGCGAATATGCAATAATCCATCGACGACCCCTTTGTGCAAGAAAAGGCTTGGTTCGACAGCCGCCGGTGCGTCGGGCGAATGACACACCGGCGGAATCACTTCCTTCTGATTCCGCTTTTACTGCTGCGACTGACCTAGCAAGTATACGCGCTCATGCAACACGTTTGTAAAGCCGCGACGTAAAATCCGTACGCTTCCGGAAAATCCCAAAGGTTAGCAGTGTGGCGTTTGATTACGGGACGGTTTTCAGGTCTGATTGAAGGCGACGCGATGCCAGGATTTGACGGCCGGGGCTGGCTGCAACGAAATCTTTGGATTCGCCCCCATCGCTTTCTTTCGTCCCGAAGCCTGCGGCTTGCACCCGCCTGCTCCACAACGGCAACCAGCCCCAACTATTCCCGGCCATGATGCACCGGAAACTCAATCCCGTTCAACTCTGAAAAGTCCTGGTACTGTCACATCCAAGTACCATCAAAAACTGGTAGCGCTAAGGGGATTCGAATCCGTAGCGCTCCGGCGGCATCATTATCCGATCAGGAGGGTTGTGACACCTCCCCCGGATCACCAGAACTTCACGCTTGGCCAATGGCTTCAGAGATGGATCGACTTCTATGCCCCGCTCCGTTGTAAGTCCGGAGTAACTCTTGAACGCTACCAGAGACTCGCAAGCTATCTTCTCAATGCCGGCACATGGGAACTCGCGAATCTGGCAGATACGCCCATTGCCAATCTTACACACCGGAACATCGAAGACGCGCTGATGACTCTCTTTGTGTCTCCGGCAAAAAGAAAAAAACACCTCAGCGCCCGCTCGGTGCGTCATTTGGCCGGGCTGCTCAGCTCCGCGCTGGCGAAGGCCGCACGCATGGAGCTGATCCCGCACAATCCCATGCCGAACGTCGAACTCCCGCCCGCAGAGCAGAGCGATGCGCGGTCTCTCACGGAGAAGGAAGTGAAGAGACTGCGGAATCAGTGCCGCGGCGAATGGATCCATCTCTTTGTCGAACTCGCACTGGCTACGGGACTCCGGCGGGGAGAGATGCTCGCTCTGACGTGGGCCGACATCCATCGCACCACACGGGTGCTGACGGTCAGCAAATCACTCGAGGAAACCCGAAGTGGACTTCGTCTCAAACATACCAAGAGCGGCAAAGTCCGCAGATGCACTTTACCGCAGGCGGTGATGATACTCCTGCCGCCATACGACCGCAAGGGAAATCTGCACGAAGGACTGTTATTTCCGGATGAGGACGGAGGGTGGCGGAAGCCTGTCCTGGTCTCGCAGACCATCGCCAGACGCATGCGGCAGGCCGGGATAAAGAACGCCAGTCTGCATTCATTGCGGCACACGCATGCTTCGCTGCTGCTCTCGAACGGCATGCCCCTTCCTGCGGTTTCGGCGCGGCTCGGGCACTGCGATCCCGCGGTAACGCTGCGGATTTACGCCCATGCATTACCACCCGACGACAAACGTCTGGCGAGGGAATGGGACCGAATTCTGGCGGCGTTATAATCCCGCTCTTGCGAATTCACGCAAGTCACGGTAAATTAAGCTAAAGTGTCTGAGCCGCTATTCGGGAAGGCTGCTGTAAAAAATGCCCTGATCGCCTCCGGCCAGCGGTGTAGTCAGTTGTTCACATAAGATCTTTTGTTGTCTGGCCCGCGCTAGTCTGCGGGCCTTTTGCCTTTTTTGGTTCGCCCCCGGAAATTGGATTCGCCCCCAAATGCTCCCATGTCCCAATTACACGAAGGTCGCAGAATTTCCTCGAGAACACCTCTCTTCGATCACGCAGGACAGGAACTCGGCACCTGCACACCGGACGACACGCTCCGGTTAATCCGGCAAAATGACGTGATTGTCATTGCCTCAAAAAAGCGCATTCTCGGGCTGCGGTTTCAAGGCCCCGATGTAGCTAATCTGCTGTTATCCGGCTCCCGCCACCGGAGACCGGCAGGGAGTCCGCACAGGCACGAGAATTACTACAACGTCGCGGGATGCTGGCACATCGACCGTATCCCCGCGGCATGGCGATCACACTTCATTCCGGCAGTACAGGGCCATGCCTAAACAAGCAACCTGGGATGACATCCTCAGTCTGTGGCTTCACAGTAAGCCGCAATCGACGGTATACGTGTACCGGCCGGTGATCGTGAAGCTGAGGAAGTTCTGCAAAGACATCCCGCTCCAGCATGTCGATCTGCAACTGCTGCAGGACTACATGACGCAGTGCTCGAAAAAGCAGCTCCCCTCCACGGTGCATCGCAAGGTCTGCACGATCCGCTCGATGTTCGGCTTCGCTGAGAGAATCGGGGCAATCGAGAAGAACCCGGCGAAAGCGCTGCAGCCGCCGAAGGTCCCCGACGAGTTGTCGGCCAAGATTCTCTCGAAGAAAGACATCCTGCGGGTCATCGCGGGAGCGGCGATGGGACGGGATCGCGTGCTGGTAACGCTGCTCTACAGCGCGGGACTCAGAGCATCGGAAGCATCAGCCCTGCACTGGGGCGACTGCCGGCAGAGAACCGGGAAAGACGGAATCATCTCGGTTTTGGGCAAAGGCAACAAGCGGAGATCGATCCGCATCACTCCGGAAGTCTGGAAGGAACTCATGTCCATCCGGCCACCGGATGCGGCGACGGAAGATCACGTCTTCCTCTCCGACGCCGGATGGAAGCAGCCCCTCACCAGAGTCGCCATCACGAACATCGTCAGACAGGCGGCCAAAGCCGCGGGACTCGAGCAGCACGTCAGCGCCCACTGGATGCGGCACGGACACGCCACCCACGCGATGGACGCGGGCGCCCCGCTGGCTTTGATCAGTTCCACACTGGGACACGCCAGCCTGAGCACCACCTCGCGCTACCTGCACATCAACCCGGATAAGTCATCCACCCAATATGTATCGCTCTCTACAACCAGGGAAACAAAACGTAGGTTTTGATTCGCTTCTGAGTGCTGTGTTTTCAATAGTTTGGCCTGTGGAAAGCCGCGCAAGTGTGCATTAGGTTACAAGTAAAACGCGAGAGTGAGCAGGACCACTAACGTCAGCCGGCAGCGGGCATTCCTGAGCGTGTTCGGGCAGACGGGAAATATCAAGCTGGCCGCCCAGGCAGCGGGCATCGTGCGGATGACGCATTACCGCTGGATGGAGGACGAGGAGTACCGGGGCCGCTTCGAAGAGGCCAAACGGGACGCTCTCGACACGCTGCACGCGGAAGCACACCGCCGCGGCGTGCTGGGCTGGGATGAACCTGTCGTCTACCAGGGCGCGATCTGCTACACGCAGGAAGCCAAGGGCAAACCGAAAAAGCCGGTTGCGATTCGCAAGTATGATTCCAACCTGCTGATGTTCCTGATGAAGGGCTTGGCGCCGGAAACGTACAGAGACACGTGGCGGGGCGAAATCAAACACAGCGGGTCCATCTCCCGCGGCCCCGATCTCAGCAGATTAACGGATGAACAACTTGCAGACCTCAAGCGAATTGCTCAGTCGGCAATCCCCGCCGCTGAAGCAATTGTTGAATCTGCAGTGGATCGAAGCGGAGGAGCTGAGACGGGCGAGACGGAAGATTGACCGCTACTTTCCTGCATCGGGTCCATTCCGCCGCGAGCTGTACCCGAAGCACCTCGAATTCTTTGCTGCGGGCGGCCGTCATACACCGCTTCCATCCTGTCCGGACGGATGCGACGGCAGCCCGCACAGAGAACGGTGCTTCATGGCCGGGAACCGCGTAGGCAAGACGCAGGCCGGCGCCTACGAGACCACGCTGCACCTCACGGGACTTTACCCGGAATGGTGGACTGGCAAACGCTTCGACCGGCCGGTGAAGGCATGGGCCTGCGGCGACACGTCGAAGACTACCAGGGAAGTACTGCAGGAGGAGCTATACGGGCGCCTGAGCAATCCGGGGACGGGAATGATACCGGGCGACCTGCTGACGCACAGGACGACGAAGCAGGGCATCGCAGAGGCGATAGACACGATTTACGTGAAGCACTCGAGCGGCGGCACCTCGAGCGTGACCCTGAAGTCCTATCAGGAAGGCAGAGAGAGTTTCCAGTCCGCGGCAATCGACTGGATCTGGATGGACGAGGAACCGCCCGAACCGCTGTATGTCGAAGCCGTCATGCGAACCATGACGACAGGGGGAGAAGTTGTAATCACCTTTACTCCGCTGCAGGGGCTCAGTGCGGTGGTCCTGTCATTCCTGCCTGATGGATTGCCGGCGGGCGAGTAATGAGCAAGTTTCTCGTGATGGCGGACTGGAATTCCGCCCCGCACCTGACAGAAGCAGCCAAGTTAGAACTGATTCAGTCAATCCCGCCCTATCAGCGTGATGCACGATCCAAAGGAATCCCCGTACTGGGGAGTGGCGCAATCTACCCTGTCCCCGAGTCCGATATCGTCATCACAGACTTCGAATTGCCCCCACACTGGCCCAGAGCCTACGGCATGGATGTCGGGTGGAATCGCACAGCAGTGGTGTGGGGAGCACTCAACCGGGACACAGACGTACTGCATCTGTACGCCGAACACTACCGCGGAGAAGCTGAGCCCGTAATCCACGCCGAGGCAATCAAGGCCAGAGGCAAGTGGATCAGAGGCTCCATCGATCCCTCGTCACGAGGCAGGGGCCAGATCGACGGCCGCCGGCTGATCGGCATGTACAGGGATTTGGGCTTAGACCTGACCGAGGCTGACAACTCAGTGGAGACGGGCATCTACGAGCTGCTCACGAGAATGACATCGGGACGGCTCAAGGTATTCAAGTCCTGTCAGAACTGGCTCGGTGAGTTCAGGCTCTACAGACGCGATGAAAAGGGCAGAGTGGTCAAGGAACGCGACCACCTCATGGACAGCACCAGGTATTTATGCTCGAGGCTGCAGGATGTGCTCGGCACCCCGCCGGCACCGCCGGAGAAGAAGACAGTGTACGTCAGCCCCGGCAGCTTAAACACAGGCTGGATGAGCTGAAGATGAAAGGCTTGTCCAAAGAGCGCTACTTCATCGAGACCACATTCCAGCGCATCGAATGGACAGTAACGCAGGACAAGCAGGAGAACACGAGGAAGGCAGTCTTCTACGTGCTGGAACCTGATTACCATGCCCACCCGTGGACAGCCTGCACAGTGGACTGCACGCCATACGGAGAGAAGATCACCGTGTACGCCCAGACAGAGTACGAGCCCATGCATGCGGACGCACTGAGCAAAGCACTGACGTTAGCTGTGAGATGGGCTGAGGGAAAGACACTCAAGGGTAAGAAGATCACCGCGGCAAAGAAAGAACCGGCTGCTTCTCCCTGACGACGCCGCGGGGAGGATCAGGCCATCCATACCATTCCGTCTGATCGTCGGCAAGGGACTCTATCCGGTCCCGCACTTCGAAGAACCTGCCCTGCAGTTCCGTTATCTGCTGGCCGTCATAGCCACATACGGCGACATTGCCGTTATTGAACATAAAGACTGCTTTCAGGCGCATTCCAATGAACATAGCACTGGAGATCGAGCGCTGCCGCAGAGAGATAGCGCAGATGGAGCAGCACAGCGCTGATCCGGCATGGTTAGTCACGCTGGGAATAACAGACTGGCAACACGAACTGGAGTATCTGGAGAGACAATATGCCGCTCATTCTGGATCAGTACGGCAATCCGCTGCGCCGGAGAATCGGATTCCTGCTGAACTATGCAGTGAATGAAGTGAGCGACAGCGAAACCGACGCCATCGGCTCAGTGTTCGTGACGCCGGAATCACTGGATACGGGCGAAGGCTGCGAAGAAGAACCACCGCAATAAAAGCATGCCTGATAATTACGTGGTTGCCGTTTCCTCAAGGGGAGAGGACGACGACGCCAAATCTGTCGAACAGCGCTACGAGGAAGAGTTCCTGGCCAAAGCACGGGACAGATTCAAGCAGGTAGCGGTAGCGGAAACGGAGTATCGCGAGGTCGCACTGGACGACCTGAACTTCTACGATGGCGACCAGTGGCCCGATGGCATCGAGAAGCAGAGAGAACTGGACGGCCGCCCGTGCTTAACGATCAACCGGCTCCCCGGCCTGGTTCACGCCGTATCGAACGAGATACGCCAGCAGAAGCCGGCGCCGCAGATCAGCCCTGTCGATGACAAGGGAGATATAGAGACCGCGGAAGTCTACATGGGCATCATGCGGCATATCGAGCGGCAGTCGAACGCTCCCGCGGTGCGCTCCTATGCCGGGTTCTACTCGATTGTCACCGGCCGCAGCTACTACCGCGTCATCGCCGAGTACCCGGATGAGCTGTCCTTCGATCAGGAACTCTATGTCCGCAGAATCCCCAACCCGTTCACCGTCTACATGGATGACAACTGCCGGGAACCGGACTGCTGCGATGCGAAGTTCTGCTTCATCATCGAGGACCTGAGCGAGGACGCCTTCAAGGAAATCTACCCTGACGCCGAAGTATCCAGCCTCGAGGACTTCCGCAGTATCGGCGACAACTCCCCGCTGTATGGCGACGGAAACAAGATCCGGGTGGCTGAGTACTTCACGGTGGACGAAGTGGAAGAGCCAATCGTAATGCTGCAGGACGGCTCGGTGATGCCGCTCGAGAAGGTGCCGGAAGGTGCGCCCATCGCTCACCAGCGCATGACGAAGCGCAAAGTGGTCACCTGGTCGAAGATCAGCGGAGCCGAGATTCTCAAGCAGGAGAAGTGGCCCGGTTATTACATCCCGGTGGTGCGGGTGGTCGGCGAAGAGTACAACGTTGACGGCAAGACGAAGTATGTGGGCATGGTCCGCGGCGCCAAAGATCCCCAAAGGATGCTCAATTACTGGGAAAGTGCGAAGACGGAACTCATCGCACTCGCTCCCAAGAGTCCGTACGTCATGGCCGAGGGCCAGATGGAGAATCACGAGACCGAATGGTCGCAGGCCAACACGAAGAATTACGCAGCCCTGACCTACAAGCCGCGGGAAGTAGGCGGCCAGCTCGTCCCGGCCCCGCAGAGACAGCAGTACGAACCACCCATCCAGGCCATCAGCATGGCCGAGGGCGGTGCGGTCGATCATTTGAAGGCAACGACTGGTGTGTACGACCCGAGTTTGGGCAACAGAAGCAATGAGACATCCGGCATCGCGATCCGGCAGCGTCTGTCGCAGGGGAACACGGCGAATTATCACTTCGCCGACCAGCTCGCCATCTCCATCAACTACGAGGGCAAAGTTCTGGTGGACCTGATCCCGCGCATCTATGACAGACCGGGCAGAGTAATGCGTATCATCGGAGAGGACGACACCGAGAGAGAGGTTACGCTCAACCAGGAGAAGCCGGATAAGAACGGTGTCATGCATCTTTACGATCTGGGTGCCGGCCGCTACGATCTGGCTGTTGACATGGGTCCGTCGCACGAAACGAAGCGTCAGGAGAGCGTGGAATCGATGACTGCATTTGCCCAGGCCGCTCCGCAGTTGCTGCCTGCCTACGCGGATTTGTACGTGAAGGCGATGGACTGGCCTGGGGCGCAGCAGATTGCGGAACGGGTACGGCCGCCGGGTGTTGCCGATGAAGACGGTCCGCAAATACCACCTCAGGCGATGCAGCAGATGCAGCAGCTCCAGCAGCAGAATCAGGAACTGCAGGCTCAGCTCCAGCAAGCCGTCCAGATGATCCAGGCGAAGCAGGTGGAGAACCAGAGCCGGGAGAAGATCGCGGCGATGGACTCCCAGACACGGATGCAGATCGCCCAGATGCAGGTACAGGCCGGGCTGATGACGAAGCAGGCGGACACCTCGAGCACGGAGACGCTGAAGTTCGCGGATATCTCGAGCAAAGAGGACATCAGCGCGGCGGACAACCGGACGAAAGAAGAGATCGCATTACTCAATGCCAGGGTAAAGGCGGCAGGAGATCAGTTAAAGGCTACGGTACAACTGAACGGCCAGGAGAAGAAATCCCTTGAGTCGTTTGAATCCTCCGACTGACGTACGCATATCGGGCACGGCACTGAGAACAGTGATCATCGCCATATGGACAGAGCACGAGCGGATCGGGGCGAGAGTGATGCACGATATGCCGGTGGAGCCGCCGCCGCTGCCGGAGCCGCAGTTCTAGAGTGAGATGAGATCTAATAGTTGGCAGATGCTTCAGGTCTGGAGTTGCGGCGGCGGAACGCAGTCGGCGGCAATCGCCGCGCTGATCTGCGATGGCAAGCTGCCGAAACCGGATCATGCGCTGATGGTAGATACGGAGCGCGAGAAGTCCTCGACATGGCGTTATGTGTACGGGACTATCCAGCCGCGACTGAAGGCTGCGGGCGTCGATCTGGTCGTGATTCCCAAGTCGGATTACGCAACCGTCGATCTGTACGCGAAGAACGGCGATCTACTGCTGCCGGTATTTAACGGCACAACGGGAAAACTGCCGGGGTATTGCAGCAACGAATGGAAACGGCGTGTGATGGACCGCTGGTTGCGCGATCACGGCATGAAAGCGGCGAACGCCGTGTACTGGATCGGCTACTCGCTCGGCGAGTTACAGCGCGTCAGAGCGGGGAAATACCGCTATCCGCTGATTTACGAGCATCCGATGCGCCGTTCAGACTGTCGCGCCTGCCTTGCTTCACTGGGATGGGAGTTGCCGCCAGCGGGTGGCTCGGCGTGCTGGATGTGTCCCAACATGAGCGACCGTGAATGGACTGAACTGCGCGATCATGACCCGGCGGACTTTCAGAAGGCATGCGACCTCGATGAAGAGATACGGCAGCGGGACGCGAATGCGTACCTGCATTCCAGCGGCAGGCCGTTACGTGACATGGCGTCAGTGCTGACCGATGATCGCCAGCAGACATTGCCGGGATGCGACAGCGGTCTGTGCTTTGTCTGATGGTTTGAGATCTAATAGTCAGGAAGGCGCGGCAACTTCCGATGACGAACCCGTTATTGAAACATGAGCGGGGAGGAATCAGCGGACACGGTGTCTGATGAACACTGCCCCGCAGTCCGCGCCTGCTGAATCCATGTGGGCCATCCTCGTGAAGGCTGAGATACGCAAGCTGGCTAAGCGTGGCGTGAAGTTCAGCAAGTCGCTGCTTCAGTGGGCCGGAGTGTAGGCACAAGCATGGCGTTATCTCTGAAACCGGCAGGAATCATCAGCATCGGGGAATTCCCGGCAGACCTGACTCCGGATGCACAACCCGGAGAGGTGCAACTGACTGTCGCCGTCGGCAACATACACATCAGTATGCTGGTGGCCGCGGAGGTCATGCAGGACCCGGCCAGGGATGCGGACGTTCTGCAGCGCTATTTCGTGCCCGTACTGGCTACTCTGCGGAGCACAGGGGCGTTTGGGAAATGAGACCGCGAGCGTTAGACCTGTTCTGCGGTGCTGGTGGCGCTTCGATGGGGCTCTGCCGTGCCGGATTCGATGTTACCGGCATCGACATACGTTCTCAGGCACGCTATCCATTCACGTTCGTGCAGGCCGATGCGACTAAGCCGCCGTTCGATCTGCGGTGCTTCGACTTCATCTGGGCCAGCCCGCCGTGTCAGGCGTACATCAGGAGCGGAAACGTTGATCGCGACAAACACCCGAGACTGATCGATCCGGTGCGCGAGATGCTGATGGCATCCGGGGTTCCGTTCGTCATCGAGAACGTGCCCGGTGCTCCGATAAGGTCCGATCTGATCCTGTGCGGAACGATGTTCGGACTCGGCGTCCGGCGGCACCGCTGCTTCGAAGGGAACCCGGCACTGGCGCCATTCGTTCCGGCCACGTGTGACCACGCGAAGCCGGTTACCGGCGTCTACGGCCATCCGCACGGCAAACGCGGCGCATGGCGAAACATGCTTCCGGGCGATCACGAGACTTGGAGCCGGGAAATGGGCATCGACTGGATGGAAACGCACGAACTGGCGCAAGCCATCCCTCCCGCTTATTCGGAGTTCATCGGCAGGCAGATCTTAAGCCAGGTGTAGCCCCGTGGAAAAGCCGCTGATCCTGTCCATGAGATCGCTCAGCGGAACCAGCGCAGAGGTAGAGATGGTATACGGGGGCAGGCTGCTGGGTCATCTGGAACTGTTATCGGAAGATCTGGGTGAGTTCGTGGAAGCGCTGAGAGAGGGCTTTCAGGTGGTAATCGCACAGCCCGACAAGAGGCAGGCCGATATACAGGCATTCGTGGACGAACTGGACGAGGAGGACGATTAGATGATCACGCTGAAATTAGTGTTGTTTATCCTGGCCTTCGTCTGCCTCGCGCTGGCCGCAGTCAACGTACCGGCGGCGCCGCGGGTCAACCTGCTGGCTCTGGGTCTGGCGCTGTGGCTGCTGGCTGTGATTGTGACCGTGTGAATCTGCTAAAACGCAGATATGGCGGATTTATACGAGGAACTCCTGGAGATTTTCTGCCGGTTCGCCGAAGACGAGGACGAAGAGTCTATCGATAACAATGCAGTCGCCCGGGATGAGCTGGGGAAAGCCATTATCCGGATTGCCAAACCCCAAACGGTAGGCGATGTGATGGCACTCCCGCACGAATATCTGCGCTGGGATGGGCTGATCCATCTGATCGAGCGGGATGCGTGCGACGAATACGACGACATCGAAGGGTACGTTGAGTGTGTGCTCATGGAAGACGTCGAAGAGCGCATCACACCAGAACAGCACGGCTTTAATGGATCACAGTTGTGCGAGTGGATTGACCAGGTATATCCGGAAGGCAGTCCTCATGCCGACCTCCTCCTGCAGACGATGAAATCACTCTGCAGCGATGACTGAAGTGCAGATTCTGGCAGTTTGACAAATTGGCAAAATTCTTCCCGTGGGTGTACGGAAGGCGGCACTGGCACTGCTCGCATGGATCATGCTGCTCCTGATGTGGTACGGCTTTCTGAGATGAAGATTACGCTCGAGCTGGACGAGGAGCAGAGTTGGCTCCTGGTTGCCTCGCTGGGCCGTGCCTGGGCGGATGCGATGGCACGAACGCAGTACAAGGCGGCGGAAGACATCATCACACTGCAGAAGCTGGTGCAGGAGCATCAGGACGCCGCCTATACATTGCTTCGCACCAGCCCGAAATAGTCGCCGTTAACGGGATGTTCGCGGATTGTCCTGCGACTGCGAGTAACCGCTGCCCTGGTCCAGCTGGCGGACGGACTGCGAGATGGCGTCGATCTCGCCGGCCAGTTCGGCTTTCTTGTCGCCCAGACGGGACTTCAACTGCTCGAGCCGCTGCACGATCTGATCGGTGCTCTGCATTACCTGATTCTGATTCGGCATGGAATTAGTGGTCCTCCCCGACCGGAAGGTAGACACTGCGATCATGCGCAGATGCGCAAAATAACAGTAGAAACCTGGCACGATACTTATCGTTATCGTGCGTTCGACCGTTCAGATACTCTTTACGCCTTCAATGTAGCCGGCAAAGTCCGGCAGCGGCTTTGCCGTGACGCAATACCAGAGGTGATGGCAGGTTGCGTGAAGATTCACGTATTCACTCTGCCGTGGCAGGACCATGATGGCGTCCCGCTCCGCGCCGATGAAGGTATTCTTCACCAGTTTCAGGTCTTCCCAGGAGGGAACCCATCCTTTGCGTGAAACACTCACATGCAGCCAGTGCCGGTCGTCGTCCTTCAGCGACACATCGATCAGCACTCGCAGCCCCGAAGGACCGGCAAACGCCCATCCGTCGCCCCATGACTGGATCACGCGCCATCCTTCAGGCGGAAATGTCGGCCAGTCTGTATGTTGATCGTATGGCTTCGCCGGATGGTACAGAGGAAGACTCATCAGAGGTTAGTCTATGACCGGCTGCACATACTGCGGTGAGCTATGAGCGACTGCAACGTTTGCCTTGAGTACGACTGGTCAGACTGTGACGGGCCAGCGTACGACGACGTGGAGATGGTCACGCTCGATTCTGACTGTAAGTGCGACGAATGCGGCAAGGTCATTCCAGCGGGAGAAACGCACCAGTTTGCCACGCATGAATCGGAAGACGATGACGATGAAGACGAACCGCTGGACGACATGCGTACCTGTGAGTACTGCGCGGCGGTGCGGGAAGCGTTCTATTGCAATGTGGAGGTATTCGGCAATGTCTGGGAGGACATCAGGGATTACGTGTTCCCTGAGTTAACGACTGGCAGCGCGTGCTTCCAGGAGATGCCGGTGAAGTTCAGACAGCGGTTCCTCTCCGACTGGTTCCAGTGGAAGCAGGAGCAGGGATGACCGGCTGCACATACTGCGGTGAGCCTTCGGATCGCCGCTACTGCTGCCCGGTTTGCCGTCTGGCCGACCGTGCCGAGGCCGCGCACTTCCGCCGGCCATACCTCAGCGAACTGCGCGAGCCGGAAGCATTCCCCAACTTTGTGCGGGAACTGAGAAGCTATTTGCTGGCGGCGAGGGCAATGACTCACTGGGTGGAGCCGTGTAAGAAATATGGCTAACGTCACACAGGAACTCAGCAACTGCCGCCTGCTGTACGACCTGACGAATCACTCGATCACCGTATACGCCGACGACGGCACCATCGCACTGAAGATCTGGAGCCTGCCGGATACACCGGGCGGGTTCGACTTAATCAAAGGCGAAGGGCATGCGATAGAGATCCATAACCCCAATGGGGTGGATTTCATCCCCATGCCTGATTCGTATGAAGATAACAAGGCGGCGGGCTACGAGTGATATTGTGGCGATCTGACCACAACATACGTGTAACGTGCTGCAACGTAGTGCAACGGTAGCTCTCAAATGATCCGCAACGAACGGCAGGCCATCATCGATGGCGCGATACTGTGCGCCGCGGGCATGCTGTGGCTGCTGATCTACGCGGGCCTCGTCTCCTGCGCCAAACCCACGACGCGAACGAGCACACCTCCGCCGCCGGGTGCGCCGATGACGATTGCGCCTTCGATGACTGCGCCGTCCGCCGTGCTCTCCCCGTTCCTCTGCGTGGTGCAGCCATCAACGGCTTACTGTCAGGCGACGGTGGATACGGTACTCAGGCGCGGCCAGCGCGAGACGCGGGTGCAGCGCGGATCGGTGATCGGCTGGAGCAACCCGCAGGGCAGCGGGCCGTTTCAGGTGTGGTTCGGCTGTACCGGCGTAAACCCGTGCGCCGGGAACTGGACGTTCTCGTCAGCGGCGACGGTGACGCCGACCGCAGGCGTGGTGGTGAAGGGCAAGGAAGGGATCATCCCCAACGGAAGCATCGGCATCATCAGCGGGACCATCGAGAACAACGCATTCACGTCGATCACCGACCGGTGGACCGGCGGATACGCACCGCCGTTATTGCTGCCGGGTAACGGCATGACAGTGTCCTGCACGGACGACGCCTGCACGATCTCCGCAGCGAAGTAACACCACGTAACAGCCTGACCGTGGCTGAATAACCACAAAAGTAATTACACATGCACGGCCGCGGACGTGGTTCCGTTCCTCCGGCTGCGTCCGCAGGCCCCAACGAATTCCCAACGAGAGAACTTCTATGAGTTTAGTAATCGCATCCACAACGGATACGCAGGAACAGGTGAATGCAGCCGCGGGAGTCACCACCCCGCCAGTAGTACCTCCTTCTGAGGCCCCTCCAGTACAGGAAGGCGAGCCGGAAACTGACGCTGACTCAGAACCAGCGGAAGATACACCCGATCAGGAAGACAGCGAAGAATCACCCCAGAAAGCAAAGCATCCCAACGTCCAGAGACGCATCGACAGGCTCGTCAGAGACAAATACCAACTTTCCGGACGTGTGCAGGAACTCGAGCGGAGACTCATGGAGTCATCCGTGCCGCGGCCCCCACAGAGTGGGCCACCTCCCGCACCACCGCAGCAGCAATATACCGGACGGCCAGTCGAAGGTAACTTTGAGCGGTACGAGGATTACATCGAAGCGCTGACCGACTTCAAAGCAGCGCAGGCGTACCAGCGAATCCAGGCGGAAACGGAGCAGCGTCAGGCGCAGCAGCGCCAGCAGGCGCAGCATTCCGAATGGCAGAGCCGGGTGCAGGCGTACAAAGCGCAGGCCCCCGACTTTGAGAGCGTGCTCAGCGATGCCGAAGATATTCAGCTCTCCCCTGCCCTGCAGCAGGCCATCCTCGAGCACGAAGCGGGACCGCGGCTGGCATACGAGTTAGCGAAGGACCGCAAGACGCTGGAACGCATTGCGCGGCTCTCGCCTGCGAGCGCAATCAGAGAACTGGGGAGATTCGAAGCTCACGCACTGAACGGGGACACAAAGGCTCCCGCCATCAGCAAGGCTCCTCCACCCATCTCACCCGTAGGCCAGGGCTCGACTAAGAGCACTAAAAAGCCCGAGGAGATGGATTTTCAGGAGTACAAGAAATGGCGTCTTCGAAACGGCGCGAGATGAATTGAAACTCCTCTCAGGCGCTGTGTTCACGGAGAACACACTTGCCCAGTAACAGCCTGTTAACTATCGCAATGATCACACGTGAAGCATTGCGAGTTCTGGAAAACAACCTCACTTTCACAAAACAAATCGATAGAAGCTACGACGACAAGTATGGAGTCAGCGGAGCGAAGATCGGCACCGTATTGAATGTGCGCAAGCCGCCGAAGTATGTCGGCCGCACGGGTGCCACGATGATCATCGAAGACTCTGTAGAGACTTCGGTTCCCGTCGCACTGACCACGCAGTTCGGTGTGGACATCAGCTTCACCTCGCTGGAACTCGGCCTCTCCATCGATGACTTCAGTAAGCGCTTTATCGCGCCTGCAGTAGCGGTCATCGCCAACAAGATAGACTTCGACGGACTGGGACTCTACCAGCAGGTGGCGAACTCGGTGGGTACCGCCGGCACGCCGCCCACGGCCCTCACCACTTATCTCGATGCGGGAGTCCAGTTGGACGATTCGATGGCCCCGCGGGACAACAACCGCAGTGTCGTGATGAGTCCCAGAATGCAGGCCAACCTCATCACCGATCTGAAGGGCTTGTTCCAG